CATTAGGTACAAAAGATTTAATTAAACAAACAAAAAAACTTAAATTAGAGAATAAAGAAATTGAAAATATTGAAGACATCGAAGAAATGAAATAATCATGAGCCAATTTTCACAAACTGTATGGAGTACAGAGATAATAGAAGAAACGATTGAAAAACTACGTTATGGTGCTCAAATTGATATGGGCGCTTTCTATAATAGAGATCCAGAACTTAAAGCTGGAAATATTTTATTCCAATTAACTCACGAAGAAGAAGCGGAATTTATAAAATGTTCTGAAGATATAGAATATTTTGTTGAACAATATTGTAAATTCATGACTGATAAAGGTAGAGTTACTGTTGATTTAAGAGATTATCAAGAAGATATTTTAGGTACGCTAGGAGAAGAAGAATGGATAGAAGATCTAGAAGATTTTGGACCAAAAGTACGCGATTATATCTTAATGGCAAGTAGACAGGTTGGCAAGTGTTTTTTTAACAGTAATTTAAAAATTAAAAATACAAAAAATAACACAATATATAAAATACGCATAGAAGATTTATACAGAATACAAAATAGACATAAATTTTTATCAAAAAAATATAGAATATCTAAAATAAAATCACAATTATATAAGTTTTATCATTTTTTGTCAAAAAGCCAATAAAATCCATGAATATAGATTAGATTTATTAGAAAAAATTATTTTACCAGATTTTTTTATAAAAGATATAAAAAAAATTATAGAATTTGATGGTGTATATTGGCACAAAAATAACCCAGAAAATAAAAAGAGAGAAGAAGAAAGAGATAGATTAATTAAAAAAAATAGTTATGAAGTTCATCATGTTAGAGAAGATGATTTTTATTCTAATCCAGATAAAATAATTAATGATTGTATCAATTTTATATATGAAAAAAAGAATTAAAAATATATTAAAGGGTTTTATACTTTTTTTGATTCAAAAAATAGAATATTGGGAATATTCTAATTTAGATTTAGATGAAAATGATATATCTAAAAAAATAATAGATACAATTCCATTAGAAAATTTAGAAATTGAAACAGATACTGGTTTTAAACCTATTACACACATTCATAAAACCCAACCATATACAATATGGAGAATAGAATTAGAAAATGGTTTTTGGATAGAAGGAGCAGATAATCATATACTTTTTGATAATCAATTCAGACAAATATTTATAAAAGATTTAAGAATTGATCATTATATACAAACTATAGAAGGACCCCAAAAAATTATTTCTATATCAAAACTTCTTCAAAAAGTTTCGATGTATGATATTACTGTAGATAGTGATGATCATAGATTTTATAGTAATGGAATTCTTTCTCATAATACAACCACAATATCTGCGTTTTTTGCATGGTATCTTTGTTTCCATACTGATCGTAACTTAGCAATTTTAGCTAACAAACAAGCAACAACTACTGAAATTGTATCTAAAGTGATGCAAGTTTTTAAAGGATTGCCTTTCTTTTTAAAGCCCGGAATATTAAATGCAGGTGTTTTAGGTATGAGATTAGATAATGGATGTATGTTAACGTCTCAAGCTACTACAGGAACTGCACAAATTGGTTTTACTATTCATGTTTTATATATTGATGAATTTGCACATATTCACCCAAATATTACAGGAGAATTTTGGAGATCTGTTTATCCAACATTAGCTTCTTCTAAAGTTTCTCAATGTATAATAACTTCAACGCCAAATGGTAAAGATAATTTATTTTATGAAATTTGGGATAGATCAGTAAAAGATATTAATACGTTTGTACATAAAAGGGTAGATTATTGGGAAAATCCTGAAAATGATGAAGCATGGACTGAAAAAATGAAAGTTAATTTTGGAGTAGACTATTTTGCTCAAGAATTTGAACTTAAATTTGATGTTAAGCAAAATTCATTATTAACATCATCTCAATTAGCTTGGGTTAAAAAATTATCTGAAATTACAACTTATGAAAATGTTGAATTAGATAAAACAGATTTAGATAGTGAATTATATGAAAATTTAACATGGAGAACAGATTTTGATCCTAATGCAGATTTTGATAAATCAAATAGATTTGCAATCAGTGTTGATATAGCTGAAGGAAAAGATGAAGAAGAAATTAAAGATAATGATTATAATGTTGCACAAATCCATCAAATAAAATTAAAATCTTTAGCTAAATTAAGAACATTAAGAAGAGATCAACACAATATTGAAAATTTATTTAGACTAGAACAAGTTGGTATTTATAAAGATAATGTAAAAGATGAAGATATTTTAGCTAAAGTATGCAAATCTATTGTTTTTGATCAATTTGGAGAAGAACTTTGTAAAATGGCAATAGAAATGAATTTCAATGGTAAATCTTTTCTAAAAGAATTTCAAATTCATGATAACTATTTTGATGGTATTGTTATGAGAACTTTCCATACCTCGCCTGTCCCTGGGGAAAAGCCTCCAAGAAAAAAATCAGGATTTAAAGTAAGACAAGATAAAGAATATTTTTGTAAATTAGGAAAGAAACTTATTGGAGATAAAACAATTATAACTACAGAAGAACAAACTTATAATGAATTTAGTTCATTTGGAAAAGTAAAAGGTAAGTGGAAAGGCATAGCAAATCATGATGATACTGTTATGGCAGAATTGAATCTTTCTAGATTATATGAAGAGCAAGAATATAAGGATTGGTTATATGATTTTTTAGAAGAATTACCAGATTCTCCAGCAAAACAATTAGCTATGGAAATAATTAAAGAGCCATATGATGAAAATGAAATCGATGATGATTCATGGCAAACTTTATATGGAGAGACTGATGAACAATCAAGTATAGCTAAAATATTTGAATTAGCTGAGAAAGATAGTAAACGATATAGACCAGGAACGAATATAAGAACTCCTTTCGTTAGATAAAAGGATAAAGATAGCTTTCATAAACTTAATATATAATAAAAAGAAAATAGTTTGCGAATACATAAAAATTCACAAAAAAATTTCGAATAAATAATAAAAATAAAAGATAACAACATGGCTAAATTAGCATTAGACTTATCGCAATTTGAATCAGCTGGCGTATATACAATAGAGATTGATCAATCTGAAAGAGTTGTAGTTACAACACAAGCTTTAAGATTAGTTCCGGGATTCTCAAAAACAGGACCATTCAATGCACCTGTGTTTATTAGATCAACTAAAGATCGCCAAAGATTTTATGGAGATATAGATAAAAAATTAGAAAGAAAAGGTTCGTTTTTCCAAAGATCTATTGATACTTGTCTTTTACAATCACCAGTATTTGCAATTAACTTATTAAATGTTAATGAATCTCCATCAGATGCATCTACAGATGTAGTTGAATTGAAAGCATTCTCATTAGATTCAAGTGTTGCTAATTTAACAACATATGAAGATAAATATGTTAATTTCTTTAATAGAGAAAGATTTTGGAAAGCAGATGAAACTTATTTACAAGGAGTTGTAGTTAATAAATACGCAACTAGTAATGAAGAAAGTGCTCCTTTATTTCAATTAGCAAACGTTAGTACAAAAAAAATATCTTTCATTATTAGAAAACCTGTTGGTCTTCAAGGATATGATATAACAGCAAAAGACTGGTATGGCACTGAAGCTAATATTCCTTTTGAATGGATACGTCCTTATGATCAAATGAAAAACTATTTTGTTCAAATAATCGCTATTGAAGGTGATTGGACAGATTACGCAAATTTAGCAACAGATCCTTATTACTCAAGTTATTTCTATAAAGATGCTAGTGGAACTGGAGTTGGTTTAATACCATCAGAATTAACTAATTTTATGAATCTTTCAGCTGTTAATTTAGTTGGATCTTGGACAGGAACTATTATACCTGATTTCAGAGATGGAACTGGTGCAAGTCAATATATCGAAGCAATTGTTAATGGTTCTACACAATTAACAGGAGTATTAATGAATGTTAATAACGAAGCATTGGATCAATTAATTTGGGATGAAACTGATGGACAATGGGAATTAGGAGATGGTTCTTCAACTAGTGCAGCTGATTATGTTGTAGATTTAGTTGGACATAATTTAATGCCAGTAACTTACGATGGAAGTGTAAATATTACTAAAGAATTTTTAAGTTATGATATTGATGTTAGTACTTGGCAAATGCAAGATGTTATTGATATTACCGTTGATGCATGTACATTAAACGGAACATCATTTAATGTTGATTCATCAACAGATCAAAGTAAGATAACAATTGGAACATTACTTAAGAAAGATACCGCAAACGGAACGTTACCTGCTGGTGTTACTTATGTAACAGGAAAACAATTAGTATCAACAGTAGATTCAAGTGCTATTTATCAAATTACAACAGCTGAACCATACTACGGATATCCATCAGCTAGTACAGTTATAACTCAAAGACCTATTGATGATGCTTCAATAGCAACTCATTATATAATGCATAAATTAGATGGTTTAACAATTAATGCAAACCATCTTCCAGGATATACAACAACTGGCGCATCAAATGTTGAAGAAGGCGTTGAAAAAATTTATAGTATGTTGAATGATGATGGAATTTTAAGAGGATTAACTAATCCTGATATGATTCAATATCGTTATATTGTTGATACAATGGCTAATGGATTACGTGGAGAAATGGGTGGAAAATATTATCTATCTAGATTAGCTAAAAAAAGAGGTAAAACAACTGCTATCTTATCTGCACCATCAATGACACAATTTTCTAAAGCACAAGATCCTTATTTCTGTAATATATATGTTCCTGGAGTAGATCCAAAACCTATATTCTCAACAGAATGGATCGCACAAGGTGGTAATCCAGATATGCCAAGAACATTTAGATTTTCATTACCTTCAGAAGATAATGGAGCTAAATACATGGGTGTATTCGGACCGTTCTTAAGATATATCGATGGTGATAGAACTTTCTTAGTTCCTCCAGCTGCTGATGTTTCAAATACTTACATTAGAAAATTCTTAGGAGGAGATCCATATGCAATTGTTGCAAATAAAAATGGTATTCTTTCAAATCCTAATATAGCAGGTGTAGAATATTTAATCGATCAAACAGATAGAAATTACTTAGAACCATTTGGATATAATTCAATTATAGAAAGATCAACTACTGCGGAAGTAGTAATATATTCAAATAGAACTTCTTATCAAACTATTAAGAGTGATTATAATTACTTACATGTAAGAGAATTACTTAATACTATTGAATTACAAGTAGATGATATATTAAGAAATTACGTATTTCAATATAACACTCCAGTAGAAAGATTAAATATTGTGAATAATGTAACACCTATTTTAGAAACAATAAAAGATGCAGGTGCATTATATGACTACGAAATTGTAATGGATGACAGTAATAATACAAAAGATATTATAGATGAAGCATTCGGTATTTTAGATATCGGAGTATACATTAATAAAGGAATGGAGAAAATCATTAGCAGAATATCTGTTAATAAATTATCTTCTAATGGATCAGGTGGTAGTACTACTGCTTAAGATATTGTAAAATAAATAAATAAAATTATGGACTTTAAATCACAAGGTACATTCGGACTATCGCATTTCAAAAACTCTAGGGCTGCTCAAGAGTTATATGAACCAGCATATCAAAACTTGTTCACAATACAAATTAGTATGCCAACAGGTGTCGGATCTACTGATGAAAATACAAATCTAATGTTAGAGAATGTTATGACAATTGGAGGATTACAATCTCATTCATTCCCTACATCTCCAGTAGCACAACAATATAAATGGGCTACTAGAAGGTTTGCGGGAGCGAAACCTGATACAACAACAATGGATTTAACTATTGATTTTGAAGTTAACGTTGATAGAACACCAAGTGCTTATGTTTTAAAAACACTTAGACGTTGGTCAGACTTAGTATATGATCCTCTAACAGGTAGAACTGGATTAAAAGCAGATTATGTTGCTCCCTGGGCACTTATTACAATGTATGACAGAGCAGCAAGACCATTCTGGCAGTGGAAATTACATTATGTGTTTCCAACTACTCAAATTACAGAACCAGCACCTAGCTATATGAGTGAAGAAATCTATAGAATAACTGGTTGGGGCTTGGGTTGTGATTTTTGGGATGAAAGTATAGTTTAAAACCAAGTAGTTAGATAAAATTATATAAAGGAAAGATTTAAGGTCTTTCCTTTTTTGTTTTAAGTGAATAAATAATTTATATGAAAGCAAAATTTATATACGAAACTATTGGATTTAAGAGAAATCTAGATCCTAAAAACGCACTAGAGATCAATAAATCCGTTATATCTACTAAGATTAAAGCATTACTAAACGAAGATAAGCAAACTCAAAAAGATTTAAAATCCGTACTTATAACTCCAACAGCATTAAAATTAGATAGTTATGGCTTATCAGGAACTATAAGAATAAAACAATATTTCTTAGATCTTTTGAAAGAACAAAATTTATCTAGAATTATTGATATTGAATCAGTTGAGCAATACGATTATGGAATAGGTGAAATACGTTTTGTATGGAAATTAAATGAAGATTATCACAACATATTTGATTATGTTGTATTTCATGCTATGTATGAATCTGTTGCTTTTAAGAGAGGAGTTGATCCTAAAGATGCATTAAAAATAGGTTTGAAAGTAGATGCTAAATTTACTGGAGGGGATTATTTTTTGTCATGTAAAGGTTCTTTTTATCAATTAAAATGTGAAAATAATATATTTACTGATGTTACTTCTTGGAAATTATATTATACACCACCATCACCAATTAAAGAGGTTTTTATTAAAGAATGGGCATTATCTTATGAAGATAATAGAATGATAGAAGAAGCGGAAAAAGCAGTTATACGACATAGAGTAACGTTATCAGATTTTTAAAAAGATTAAAACCCGCGCACTTTTTTAACATATAATGATATATAGATAAAGTTTGCAAACATTTATTTAATTTATTGTTAAACATGAACGAAAAAAAATATTCAGAAGAAGAAAATCTAGAAAAATTTGTTAAATCTGAGGAAGCTGCTCAACCACAGGTTGGTGCTAAAATTACTGATACTAGTAATGTCCACAAACCTTGGGAAAAAAAACCAGAACAAATATCTCAATCTAATCGTATTGGATGGCAACTCTTAAAATTAATTGACTTTCCTACACAAGGATGGTTTTATCCTGATGGAACTGAAGTTAATATACGTGCTGCCACTGCTGGTGAAATTAGACACTGGTCTACATTAAATGATGAAGATCTATCAGCAATTGACGATATGCTTAATTATGTCTTAGAAAGATGTGTGACTATTAAATTTCCTAACAATAAAATGTCTTCATGGAAAGATATTAAAGAAGTTGACAGATTTTATATCTTGTTAGCTATTAGAGAACTTACTTTTATTAATGGAGAAAATAAACTTCAAGTAAAAATCAGTGAAAATCAAAAGATTGATGTAACTAAAGAAATGATAGATTATATCACTTTTGAAGAAAAACTAATGAAGTATTATGATCCGGATAAAAGACATTTCATACTTAAATTTAAATCTGGTAATTCGATAGGAGTTGATATTCCTTCTGTTGGTGTAACTAATTGGATTAAAACATATATGGGTCGTAAACAAAGAATACAAGAACCATTTGATCGTGATTTTATAACATTTGCTCCATTTGTTATTCGTGATTGGAGAGGCTTAGATGATACTGCTTATAACCAATTTGTTTTAGATTCAAATAGTTGGAGCATTGGAGAAATTTCTGCTTTAACACATATAAAAGAATTATTTGCTGATACTGTTGATCCTGTTGTTAAATATAAAGATGAACAAGGAGGAGAGCGGATAATTCCGCTAAGCTTTCCGGGAGGGATTAAATCTATTTTCCTTATTTCAGATCCATTTGGAGAATTGGTCTAAAGTTGAATTTTTATTTTCAAAAAATCTTAATATTAATCCAAATGTTTTAGATACATTATCTTTTTATAGAGTGGAAATGTTAATAAAAGATTATGAAGATTGGATTGAAGAAGAAAACAAACGAAATAAAGCAGAAAGTAGTAAATACGATAAAGAATATAAATCTCAACAAAAACAATTTAAGCAGCCTAAGCAGCCTAAATTAGAATCTCAAAATTATGGGGGGTTTAAAACTCCTAAAGTAAATATACCAAAAGTAAGTATGCCAAGATAGAAAAGAGACTCACGTGAGTCTCTTTTCATATAAATAATTTCCTATACCATATATTCTGATATAACCATTATTTTTTAAAAAATTATTAGCAGTTATATTTTTTGGTATATTTAATTTATGTTTCATAAAATTACTTCTATGATATTTTCTGCCATTTTTTGTCCACCAGTAATTTAAACCTGTATATTTAATTTTTTTAAAATTTAATTTTTCATAAAGATTTCCGTTAGATATGTCTAAATTAGCGTAACTTATTATAGATTTTGATTTATATACATCTCTAAAGTATTTAAATAATTTAGATGCTCCACCAATTATAATAGTGTTTAATTTATTACAGAATCTCAATAATTCATATTCATCTTTTTGAGATTTAGACTTAAGTATCATACGTTTCTTTCCAAAGGTCATTAAAGAAACCAATTCATCATTATAATAAAGACCTAGATTAATAGAAGAAGGACAATTACTTTGTAAATGATTAGATTCTAAAAAACTTTTTGTATCATTATAATTAACTTTTTTAATTATAGTTTTTCTTCCGTAAATTTTATTATTAGTTAATCCTAATTTATTTCTAATAATTGATTTAATGATATCTTGTTTATCTCTCCAGTCGTCTTCCCATATAGTCAATAATTGTATTCCTTTATCATTACATAATTCCCATTTATCATAATGATAATTTTTATCTTTAAAAAGTTCTGAATGCCAATAAAGACCATTGAATTCAATGGCTATGTTTAAAGATGGAATATAAATATCTAATTCTAAATTATTTTTAATTTTATAATTTTGAATTAGTTTTAATTCTGATATACTGTCAATAAATTCATATATTTCTTTTTCTTGAATTGATGTATGATGATTGTTTTTATGCTTTTCGCAATAAACATTATATATGACGTTAGAATTTGAAAATCTTACATCATTATCACAACATAAACATTTAGGTTTATTTTTTAAATTATTTTTAAATAAATAAATTCGTTCTTTAAAATTAATATCATATTGAATTGAATATTCTAGAATGATTTTATATAAAATAGGATAATAAAATTTTAGATATTGTTCTTCGTGATGTTTAGGATGATAGATTATATCATTAATTTTTTTTTGATAAT